TCGGCCGGCAGCAGGTCGCAGGACCAGACGTCGTGCCCGCGCGCGGCCATGGACCGGCGCATCACGCCGCTGGTCTCGCAGCCGACGAGGATGCGCAGCGGTGGGGCGGGGGCGGTTTGGGTGCTGCCTCTCATGGCCTCACATCCCCAGCGAGGCTTTGTAGATGTCGAGGATGGCCTCTTCCTCGGCGACGTCGTCCGGGTCGCGCTTGCGCAGGGCGATGATCCTGCGCAGGGCCCTGGTGTCGTAGCCTCGGCCCTTGGCCTCGGCCATGACCTCCTTCATCTGGTCCGCGATGTCCTGCTTCTCGGCCGCGAGGCGCTCGCTGCGCTCGACGAACTGGCGCAGCTCCTGGGCGGCGCTGTCAGTCGCCCGATCGGCAACGGCGCGGTCAGCGTCTGTCTGCTTCAGCGGTGCCCGTCCTCGACGCGCGGCGGCGGTCCGGTTCAGATCGTCGGTGATGAAGGGGCCACTCTCGATCCGCCCGCCTTCGCCGTCGGGCGGGCTGATGCGCTTGGTGGTGACGTTGGGCATCAGCAGCTCCAGCAGGTCTGAGAGGCGCGCCAGACGGCAAGGCCGATGGTGCCCTCGAGCGTGACGAAGGCCAGCGCCCACCACAGCAGGCGCCGGTTCACGGGGCGCTGGTTCATGCCGCCGGCTCCGGCTGGGGCTCGCCGTCGGCATGGACCGGGGTGCTGGCGGTAAGAAGTTCGTCGATTGAGCGGAAGCCGCCGTCGGACGGGGCGGGGATGGTAATGAGGTCAGGTTGCGTCATCCGGTCCAGCAGCGCCTGTGCGTTGGCATGGATCGCCTCCGGCGCAGGCACGACGTGATGCAGCACCGCCAGGGCCCAGGCGCGCTGCAGGGCGGCCACCTTCGGGTCGGGCGAGACGTCCGCATAGCCGCCGACCGCGACCCGGGCGGCGAAGCGCCAGGCGACGGCCGCCTGCGAATAGCTGAGGGCGGACATGGCGATGCCGTGCACTGCGATCTCGCGCACCGCAGGCCCATCGTTCGCGTCCTGCTGCCAAGTGCCGCCGTGGCGCAGCACCTCCGACTCCAGCCGAAGGGTCAGCTCCTCCGGGCCAAGCCGGTCCAAGCTGTCGCAGAGCGCGGGTAGGTACTGATGGATGAGGCCGACCATCAGAGAAGCCTTCCTTGGACGAGGCGCAGGGCGACGCGGCCGGCCGCGGGGCCGGTCTGGCGCAGCGGGGTTCCGCGGGCGCTCATCAGCGCGAGGCGGGCGAGGCCGGCCAGGTGCGGGCGGGCCGCATAGGCGGCAGGGTCGGCGATGACGGCGGCGGCGTCAGTCAGGACGCGCGGGGAGGGGGTGCGGTGTTGCATCGGACGCTCCATCGGGTGGGTCGATGGAGGCTGAGTAAGTGACCAATACGGTCACTTTCAAACCAAATAATGACCTAATTGGTTATTCATGCTTCTTGCAGGTTGCATCGGTCCGCGGTCACTGATTGAACTGTTCCCCTAATGTTCTTAGGAGGGCGGCATGCTGATGTACTGGAGCGGAAAGCGCCGCCTGATGGCCTTGGCGGCCCGTGCGGAGGCAACCGGCGAGAGCCTGGACTACCTGTTCTTTTGCTCGACGACTCGCATTTTCTGCGCCAACTCGAGAGGTAGTCGGTCCCATCTCCCTAGGATGAGGAAGTCCAAAGATACCCCGAAGCGGTCAACTAGCAGGGCAGCAGTCGTGTCGGTTATAGGGCGTTTGCCCCCTTCGAAGCGGGACCAGTAAGTCCGCTCGATACCTAGTGCATCCGCGATTTCCGCCGGTCGCAGCTCTAAGGCCTCGCGAAGCAACATGAGCCGATAGCCAATTCTCTCCGGTCGCATCTCGGATTGGAGGGCTTCGGGCAAGGGATTCGGTTTCTCGGTCGCCATGCTGTCATCGTCGTCCGTGACCGATTTGGTCTCAATCACCGACTTGGTGTCTTGACAAATGACCGTAATGGTCATTCTACATAGTCGTCATGATGACCCAACATGTACCTGCCTTGCTCAATCGCTGGCCCTCTCGCCTTGATCTTTTGGCGGATGCCCGACGGAGCGACCCGTGCCTCGCGATCAGCGCAATCCATCGGTGGCACCAACGTGGGAGCATCCCAGCGAAGTATTGGAGGTCCCTGTTGAAGGGCGCAGAGAGCAGAGGGATCTGTCTCTCGGCCGATGAATTGGTCGAAGCTCACGCCAAAGGGGTTGAGCTTTCTTCGACCTCTGCTGCCGCCCGCGTGGAGGCCGCCTGATGCTGAGTTATCCCACATATCCCGCCGCTGCGTCCTCATTCTCCAGACATGCATGCTCCGCGTCGTCCCGAAAAGCGAAAGCAACGCGGAGGGTTTCGCAATGAGCCGCAACCACCCTGCCGGCTCCGTCCAGGATGCCGTCTCTCGGGCCTATTCTGCCGCCGGCGGTCTCGAAGCCGCCTCGGATATGCTGGGGCTCACCGCCTCGACGCTATCCGAAGCAACCGCCAAGAGCGCCAAGCGCCCGCACGGGCTGGGGGTCAATCACCTTGACCGTCTGGCGCGCATGTCGCCTGAGGCGGCGCGGGTGCTGGCGGAGCACTTCGCCGCGCATGCGGGCGGGGTCTTCCACCCCAGCGGCGCAGGCGCTGCCGGTGCCGACAACCTGCTGGCGCAGATCGGCGTCAGCTCCAAGGAGTTCGGCGAGGCGATCAGCGCGGGCATGTCGGCGATTCAGAGCGGCGATCCGCAGGCCATCAACCGCGCGATCCTCGAGCATGACGAGGCCGGCGCGGCCATCGCCGATCAGCGTGCGCTCCTGGTCCGCCTGCGCGAGGCCTCTGGTGGCATCGTCGCCAGTCTGGCCACTCACCTTCAGGCGGGCGGCCGATGATGCGGCCCGCGACCCCTCTTCTTGCGCTGCCCTGTCCCGGGCGACGTCATCGACGCAAGCTGGGCGCGGTGCAGGCGCTGCGCCGCCCGCGTCCCTTTTTCTTCGAACGCTGCGGCCCGGGAGCGGTCAACCCGCCCCGTACAGGCGCCATACCGGGGGAGCGTGGCGGCCGCCTGCGCGTGCTCCCCATCGCACCTCCTTTGGGGGCCGGGGGCGGCGGTGCCGTCCCCGATTCGGGGGTGCGGCCATGAACATGCATCATCGCCTGCCGCCCGAGCCAGACTGGACGCAGCTCTGCGCTCGCTACGAAGGCAGTGGACTGCTGCGCCGCGACGTCGACGTGGATACCGCGGCGAAGCTGGCCTTGGGCTGCCTCGGATACCTGTCCGTGCCCTGCTACACGTGCACGTTTGCCGCTCCGAAGACTAACTTCGCTGCGCGGCATGAGCTGGAGACAGCAGCCATGGCCGCTGCGATCTGGTCGAGGGTCTTCGCGCGCCACGGGGCAAGAATCGTATCTCCGGTCGTGCGCCTCGATGGCACGTGGGCGGCTAATGATCTCAGGGATCGTAGCCTGCTCTATCCGTCTCCGGGGCAGGGCAGGTCGGCCTTTTTGTTGCGTCGCTGCGACTTGGTGGTCGTTCCACCGATCGACGGCTGGCGCGAAAGCGTCGGCGTCTGGCGCGATGCCTGCTGGGCGCTGGAGCGCAACATGCGGGTGCTTCTGATCCAACCGAACGAGGAGGGGCTGTGATGGCCGGATCGACGATGACGCGTGCGGTGCCGGCATGAGCAACGCACGCCTCTCCGACATGAAGCCCCGCGCGCCGCGCGCCTCGCTGACCCTTCAGCGCGGTCGGCTGACGATCGTGCTGCGCGATGGCCTATGGGGCTCCCGCTTTTCCGCGGAACAGCTGCCGCAGCGCCTGGCGCACTACCGCGGCCTCGCCGAGGTGAACCCGGCGGGCAGCGCGGCGTGCAACGTGGCGGCGCTGGAAGAAGTCGAGGCGCAGCTCTGCGACCTCCGCGCGCGCCTTCATCATCATTCCGAGATCCTGCCCGCGTGCCACGCGAGTGGACCTGAGCGGGCGACGAGGGCGAAGACCCCTGCGCCCGCGACAGAACACGAGCGGGGGACACCATGACCGCCACACTGCTGCGCCCTGTCGATACCGAGAGCCTGCCAGAATATCCGGTCGGGCGGGAGGTTCGGCTGAACGGGCAGTACTTCCTGAAGTTCGAGACGATGCGCTACCTCACTTCTTCGATGGGCCTGCGTGGGACGGCCGAGGTCCGCTGCTACTATCTCGAGCTCATCTTTCACTCTCAGCACCAGGTGCCCATCGGCACCCTGCCGGCCGACCGGCTGGAGCAGGCGCGCATGCTGCGGGTCGATCCCGCGCATTGGGAGGAGCTGTGCCGCCTCGAGGTGTCACCGCTGCACCGCTGGACGCCCTGCACCTCGGACGGCGAGCTGCGCCTGATGCACCGCGTGGTGCTCGACACGGTTCAAGACCAGATCGAGCGGCGCGAGGTAGCCGAGGTAAAGCGCACAGATGAGGCCGTCCGCGGGCGGATACGCCGCCTGCGCGAGCGCATGGTGGCGGCGGGCTTTGCCAAGGCCGAGGTCGCCGACAACGTGCTGGTCGAGCGGATGGAGCAGTGGCTCTGCGACACCGTGAAGGGCAAGCGCTTCCAGCACCACTACGACGCGGTCTTCGCGCATGCGGCGACGATGCGGTGGATCGGAGGGGCGCGCGTGACCTGATCTGACCGGACAGTCCGCGGACTGTCCTGGACTGTCCACCTACCGTCCTCGGACTGTCCGCTACAGTCCGAGGACTGACCAGGTCGGTCGCCGGACAGTCCAGCCCTAGAAGGAGAAAGAGAACGAGAAGAACAAAGACAGCCGGACAGATGGGAGACCGCGCGGCTGTGGATAAGTTGGCAGGCATAGAAGGGGGCGAGGCCATGACGGCAGGCATGTACACCGACCCGCAGGCGGCGGTGGAGACGAAGAGGGACCGGGTGAGGCGGCTGTTGCTGCAGCCGCTGGAGTTCCGGTCGAAGCGGGGCACCGACGCCGCTGCCGCGCGGCAGATGCTCGACGGGCTGGCGGATGAGTTGGCCTATATGACCGACGACAACCTGGTGGCGCTACGCGGCATGCTCGCCTCGAAGGGCGAGGGATCGAGCCGCTGCTTCTGGCCCTCTCCCGCCAGCTTCCGCGCCTATGCCGAGATGGTGCAGCCGCGTCCGCTCGACGAGGTGCCGGCCCTGGTGCGCTGGTTCCGGTCGATCGAGGGGCCGAGGGCGGTGGCCGAGGGCACGCTGGTCGAGACCTTCCTGTGGTTTGAGAAGAAGAAGGCGCCGCCGGTCACGCCGCAGGCGCGGGCGCTGGTGGCGCAGAAGGCGCAGGCGAACCGGCGGCGGCTGGAAGTCATCGGCGACCGGCGCAAGCGCGAGGTGCTGAATGACGCGAACGATCTGGCCTGGGAGCGCTGGTACCTTGACCAGCGCGAGCGGGTCGAAGGGCTGGTCGAGCACCTGCAGGACGAGAAGCGGGAAGAGGAGATGGCGCGATGAAGGACAGGCTGTCGGAGATCATTGGCGACGGGCGCGCGGCTTTCGCGCTGCTGCGGAAGGAGGATCAGCAGGCGCTGATCGACGAGAAGGGCTCGCGGCGGCGGGCGGAGCGGTCGGCCTGGGGCCGGCTGACGGATGAGCAGCGGCGGGGCCTCATCCTTCAGGCGGGGCATGTGCCAGAGCTCTGCGGTGACGCGGCCCCGGTGGCGCCAGCGCGCGGGCCGGTGCGGGTCTTCGAAACGCAGGCTTTCTACCCGAAGGGCGAGGACGAGTACGAGCTGAAGCCGGCGGGCTACAAGGGCCGGAAGACCATGCAGCTGGCGGATGCTATCGACATCATGGCGCACGAGGCCGCGCGCAAGCGGGGCAAGCTGGTGCTGACGGCAGAGCAGGTCGCGATCGGGCGCGAGTATGCCGGGCTGTACGAGCGCTACCATGCGGGCGGCGTGCGCTGCGCCTCGCTCGAGGTGTCGGGCGCGCGGTCGGCTGGCGGGCGCGGCGGCGACGTGACCGAGGCGCGGCTGGCGGAACGGGACAGGCTGCTCGCCCTGCAGCGCCGCATCGGTGATGGCGTGGCCATGCCGATCCGCCGGGTCCGGCCGTCGAAGCGGGGCGCTGACCGCCGGGCCATCAGCGACCGGCAGCTGGTCGACGGGGTATTCATCGAAGGGCTGACGGTGACTGAGTTGCTCAACAAGCATGGATGGGCAAAGAGCAGCACCGTGACCAAAGCCGCCTTCGCAGGGTTGGCGGCGGCTCTGGAGCGCATGCTGGGGCAGCGGGCGCTGCGGCCCGGTCGAACGACATATTTCGGGGTCCGCCCTCAGTCGCCGTTTGAGAGGGCTTGACGCCTACTCCACCGGCTGGCATCTCTCTTGACATCATCACGAATTGCGCCCGGCGGGATCACCCGACCGGGCGCTTCTCGTTGGTGCTCCCGAAACTGGTGGCGAGGGCGAGGGCATGGCGATCCGCAAGCTCTGCGCCAAGACCGGCTGCGACGAGGTCGCGGACGAGGGCGCAAGCTACTGCACCGAGCACCTCGCCGAGCGGCAGCGCCGGGAAGCGGAGCGGCAGGCCGCGGCGCAGCGGTCTGACCAGGCGCAGAAGGGGCGGCGGCTCTACCGGCTCGCCGCCTGGCGCAAGGGTCGGCTCGCCTTCCTCACGGCCAAGCCGCTCTGCGTACACTGCGCCGAGGTCGGCAAGGTCGAGCCGGCCGTCGATGTCGATCACATCGTCCCGCATCGCGGCGATATGAAGCTCTTCCTCGATCGCCGAAACTGGCAGGGCCTCTGCAAGGCCTGCCATTCGCGCAAGACGGCGAGCGAGACCCTGAACCGGCGCTGACGCGCGGGGCACCGGGGGTGGTCTGAAAATCTGGGCGGTACGGCGGTGACCGCGCCCCCAACCTTTCTTTTCGTACGCGGCTAATTCAGGAAAAAAGCCCAGAGGTTAGGCCCTATCTAGGTCCTCGCTATGAGCAGCAGGTTAATCGGCAAATCCTCATCGGCTGAAGTTTTCAAAAACCGTTTGCCACCGCGACTAGTCCCAATCGCTAAGGGCACTTCAATGTGGTTAATCCTCAGGTAAAATTCGAAATCGCCGTCCTCAATAGCGGTGATTGCTGCCGACGTCCTCAGGCGCCATCTTGTTCCATCAGAGTCAACTAATTCGAGATGGGTAATCGCTTCAATCAACGGTGCTCCCGGTTGAAGTATGGCTCTCTCAACTATGAACTTTATGGGCATCAAGTCCTGCCTGCTGCTTAATCAATACAAATCTCAAACAACTAGGCACGAACTGCAGCCATCTAGAGTTGCAGCCTGCTCAACATGCGCGTGCACGATGTTGCGCGATCTAACGAAGAGGAGGGCGCTGCAATGCGCGGACCCAAGCCCATCCTGGACAACGTCATACCGATGAAAGGCGATGCCGCGCCGCGGCCCGTGCCGCCGGCGCTGGACTGGATGTCCGACGAAGGCCGCGCCGCATGGGAAGAGCTGGCGCCGGTCATGGTCGCCAAGGATCGGCTCGAGCCGCACTACGCCGACCTCTTCGCGGCTTACTGCGAGGCGGTTGGGGACTTCATGCGCTTCACCGGCGACCTGGCGATGATGGGCTCCTACTACGAAGTGAGCACGCGCAACGGGCTGCAGGAGAAGAAGCGCGCCGCCTGGGGCCAGCGGCAGGAAGCGCTGGCGAACATGCAGCGGATCGGCGCGCTCTTCGGCATGTCGCCCGTCGACGAGCGGCGTCTCTCCGGCGGGGGGCAAGGCGACCTCTTCGAGGATCTGAAGCGGCAGCTGGCTAGCGATGCATCCGTCTGATCATCCCGTTTCGCGCTACGCTGCCGCGGTGGTCGAGGGCGACCTCGTCACGGGCGAGCTGGTGCGCCTGGCCTGCGAGCGGCACCTAGTCGACCTGGAGACCGGGCACGAGCGCGGGCTGGTCTTCGACTGTGAGGCGGCGTCGATGATCGTCCGCTTCGCGGGGATGATCCAGCACACGACCGGGCCGATGGCGGGCAAGCCGCTGACGCTCCAGCCGTGGCAGGTGTTCCGGCAGGGCTCGGTTTTCGGCTGGAAGCACGAGGAGACGGGCAAGCGGCGGTTCCGCTCGACCTACCACCAGGTCGGCAAGAAGAACGGCAAGACCACCGACACGGCGGTGCCGATGCTCTTCACGCAGCTCTTCGACGGGGAGGCGGCGCCACAGGGCTTCTGCGCGGCGACCACCCGCGACCAGGCGGGGCTGCTCTTCAAGGAGCTGAAGCGGATGATCCGCGCCTCGCCGGCGCTGTCGCAACTGCTGAAGGTCTGGCGCAACTCGATCGAGAGCCCGCCGACCAACGGCGAGATCCTCTGCCTCAGCCGGGACGGCAACTCAGCGGACGGGATCAACCCGCATTTCGCGGCCCGAGACGAGCTGCACCGCTGGTCGGATCGCGAGCTGGCGGAGATCGTGACGAACTCGATGCTCGCCCGCGACCAGTCGCTCGACTGGGCGATCACCACGGCCGGCGCCGACCGCGCCTCGATCTGCGGCGAGCTGCGCGAGTATTCCGAGAAGGTGCTGCGTGGCGACGTCGAGGATGACAGCCTCTTCGCCTATGTCGCGGAGCCGCCCGAGGACTGCGATCCGGGCGATCCGGCGGCCTGGGCGATGGGCAATCCGAACCTCGGCGTCGCGTTTCGCGAGGAGGACTTCCGCCGCATCTACGACCGCGCGGCCGTGATCCAGGGCGAGATGCCGAACTTCCGGCGCCTGCATCTGAACCTCTGGACGGAAGGCGCGCAGACATGGATCGCACGCGACGTCTGGGACCTGATGGCGCAGCCCTTCGAGGTCGAGAGCCTCTTCGGCTGCGAGGCCTGGGCGGCGGTGGACCTGTCGCGGACCACGGACACGACCGCGATCGCCGTGGCGATCCCGAAGGACGGGCTGATCTACCTCGTCGTCTTCACCTTCCTGCCGGAGGGGCCGAAGGGCTTCACCTACCGGGCGCAGAAGGAGAAGCGCGAGTTCATCGCCCGGCGCGACGCCGGTTGGCTCGAGGTGCACCGTGGCGGGACGATCGACCAGGCGGCGATCGTCGAGCGGCTCGAGTGGATCAGGGCGAAGTTCGATCTGCGCGAGGTCGCCTTCGACCGCTGGGGCATGGACTGGATCTCGAAAGAGCTGGACCGGCGCCGCTTTCCGCTGGTCGAGCACGGGCAGGGCTACCGCGGCATGTCGAGCCCGATGAAGCGCTTCGAGGAGCGGGTCGCGCAGAAGCGCATCCGGCACAACGGCAATCCGGTGCTCGCCTGGCAGGTGGGCAACGTGCACCGCGTTATGGACGCGAGCGAGAACGTGAAGCCCGACAAGAAGCAGTCGGCGGGGCGGATCGACGCCGCGGTGGCGGCGATCATGGCGCTCGGCCGGGCCGAGGCTGCCGAGGGCAAGAAGAAGAGCTGGGAGACCGTGGTCGCATGAAGCTTATCGAACGCCTGCGCCGCGCACCTGCCGACCAGGTGCGGGCCGAACCGCCGCTCACAGCCTCGGCCGATGCTGGCCAGTCGGAGACCAGCGGCACGGCCCGCCCCGTCGGCTGGCTGACGGATGGCATCGGCTTCGGCACCCGGTCTCGGGTCAAGGGCCTGCCGCCGGTCAGCGCGATCGCGGCGCAGAAACACGCGACGGTCTTCGCCTGCTGCAACGTCATCGCCGGCGATCTGTCGAAGGTGCCGGTCAAGATCTACCGGCGCGGCCCGGACGGGCGCGAGGAACGGCTGCGGGATCACCCGGCCTCCTACCTGCTCAACGTCGAGGCTGCGCCGGGCGTGCCGGCGGCGGTGGCCCGCTATGCGCTGGCCTATGCCTACACGCTGCGGGGCCGGTCCTATGCCTATGCCCCGCGCGACGGATCGGGCGAGCTGCAGATGATCGAGCCGACCCGGCAGGACGGCTGCGCCGTTTTGCGGCTCGGCCGGCAGCGGTTCTACGACTTCGAGGACGGCGCCGGGGTGCAGCGCCGGGTGCCGGGGCGGTCGATGGTGCACCTGCGGTACATGGCCGAGGATGGCTGGACCGGCCGCTCGCCGATCGAGGTCGCAGCCGAGAGCATGGGGCTGGCGCTGGCGGGGCAGGAGGCGGCAGCGCGCACTGCCGCCGGCGGCACCACCAAGGGTGCGATCGTCCTGAATGACGACTACCAGGACGACGAAAGTCGGGCGCGCACTGCGACGCGCATCCGGGAATCTCTGCAGGACCCGGACACGCGTGAGTGGCCGGTGCTGAGCCTTAGCGAAGACATCAAGAAGCTCGACCTCAGCGCCGCCGATCAGCAGCTCCTGGAGAGCCGGAAGTTCGACCGCGAGCAGATCGCCGCGATCTACCGCGTGCCGCCTTCGAAGCTGCAGATGCTCGAGCACGGGGTGAAGGCCAACGGCGAGCAGCAGGCGATCGACTACCTGACCGACTGCCTCCTGCATTGGGCGACGCTGGTCGAGCAGCAGTTGATGATGGGCGTGCTGACCGAGGGCGAGCGGCGCGGCGGCATCTTCCTGCGCCACGACTTCGGCGCCCTGCTGCGGCCGACGACGAAGGACCGCTACGAGGCGCTCGCCCGCGCCATCGGCGGGCCCTTCATGCTGGCCAACGAGGGTCGGCGGATCGAGGGCCTCGACGACGTGCCCGAAGGGGCGGTGCTGAATCCGGCGCCGAACATGACCCGCGACACCGCGCCCAAGAGCGAAGAGGAGACCGACTGATGCCGACGATCCGCGAGACGCTGGCGGCGCAGCCCGTGGCGCTGTCCGAGGAGCTGGCCTCGGTCCAGCTCGCCCAAGAGGCCCCCGAGGGCGAGGCGACCGCCCTCGGCGGTGACGCCGAGCGCTACGTCGTGACGCGCGGCGTCGCGGTGGTGCCGGTGCGGGGGCTGCTGACGCCGAATTCGGCGATGCTCGAGCGCTACCTCGGCTGGACCACCTACTTCGGCCTCGAGGAGACGATGGATCACCTCGCGGCCAGCGAGGACGTCTCGGCCGTGGTGCTGGATGTCGACAGCCCCGGCGGGCTGGTGACCGGCCTCGAGGCGGCGGCCGAGGCGATTGCCCGCTGCGCGGCGGTCAAGCCGGTCCATGCGCTGGTCGCACCGCTGGCGGCCTCGGCCGCCTACTGGCTCGCCAGCCAGGCGCGCGACATCACCGTCACGCCCGGCTCGCTTGTCGGCTCGATCGGGGTGGCGCTCATCGCCTCGGCGCCGGTGCAGCCCGACATCATGGGCATGCAGACCATCCCAATGGTCTCGAGCCACGCCCGTGCCAAGCGGCCGGACGTCTCGACCGAAGAGGGCCGTGCCGAGCTGCAGCGCTGGCTCGATGAGAGCGAGGTGCGGTTTCACGCCGCGGTCGCGCGGGGCCGGGGCATTGCCGAGGCCGACCTCCCCGAGCGTCTGAGCGTCAGCGCCGACACCGCCTGGGGCGGCGGCGTCTACGCCCCCGATGACGCGGTCAGCCGCGGCCTCGCCGACACGGTCGAGACCCGCGCCGCCTTCTACGCGCGCATCCTCGCGGCCTATGCGCCGCGTCCCTCCGCCCGGCGCACCGCCAGCTTCACGGCGCGCGCCGCAGCCGCAGCGGCCCTCGCCGCCAGCTGATCCCGAACACAGCCGGGGCCTCGGCCCCCTGTCATCCTCCTGCCCGTCGCGGCGGGACGATCTGTTGCGCCCTGTGCGCAGCTCCCTTCACCAGAAAGGAAACACGATGAAGGACCTCAACGATCTGCGCCGCGACCGGAAGGCAGCGGCTGACAAGATGCAGAGCACGGCGGCGATGGTCGGTACGCTCGAGGCGGCCGAGACCATCGACCAGGCCGCGCTCGATGCCGCGGTGGCCGACTTCGAGGCGGCGCAGACCGCCTTCGCCAGCGCCGACGGGGCGGTGAAGCGGGCCGAGGCGGTGGAAGCGGCCCAGGCCGCGGCTGCGACCTCGGGCGATCAGGGTGCCGGCATTGCGGGCGGCACCGGCGGCCGCGCCTCCGCCTCCGGTGGCGCCACGGTGCCGGCCACGGCCAGCAACCCGGAGCATCGCGGCGTCGCGGCGGCGCTGATGGTGCAGGCGCTGGCCAGCTCGCGGGGCAATCACGACGAGGCGGTGCGCCGGCTCGAGACCGCTGGCCACTCGGGGCTCTCCGCCGCGCTCTCGGGCGCCTCGACCGATGCTGGCGGCGTCACGATCCCGCGGGCGCAGTCGGCGGAGCTGATCGAGATGCTGCGCCCGCGCGTCGCGGTGATGAACGCCGGCGCGCGCATGGTGCCGATGCCGGCGGGCCAGCTGCGCCATGCCAGCCAGCAGACCTCGGCCACCGCCAGCTACGGGGAAGAGAACGCGCCGATCCGCGAGAGCGAGCCGACCTTCGGCTCCAGCGACATGAGCTTCAAGAAGCTGACCTCGCTGGTCCCGATCGGCAACTCGCTGCTGCGGCATTCCTCGGCCTCGATGGGCCAGCTGGTGCGCGACGACATCCTCAAGGTCATGGGCCTGCGGCGCGACCTCGCCTTCCTGCGGGGCACGGGGGCGAACAACACGCCGATCGGCCTGCGCACCTGGACGCCGGCCTCGGCCTGGATGCCGGCGGTCGGCAACACGGCGCCGGCGGTCGAGATGGCGGTCCGCGGCCTCGTCAGCCGGGTCGAGGACGCCGACGTGCAGATGACCCGGCCCGGCTGGATCATGCGCGCCGGCACCAAGAACTTCCTCGCCTCGCTGCGCGACCCGGCGAGCGGCGCCTACCTCTTCCCCTCGATCTCGCAGAACGGCACGCTGCTGGGCTTCCCGATCTACACGACCTCGCAGATCCCGGACAACCTGGGCGGCGAGGGCGACGAGACGGAGGTCTACTTCGCCGACTTCGACGAGGTGATGATCGGCGACACGATGGAGATCACCGTCTCGTCCTCGACCGAGGCCAGCTTTGTCGATGTGAACGGCGACACCGTCAGCGCCTACCAGCGCGACCTGACGCTGGTCCGCGCGATCTCCGAGCACGATATGGCGCCGCGCCACGACGCTGGCCTGGCCGGCCTCAACGGCAAGGGCTGGACGCTCTGAGCCAGACGCAGGCGGCGCAGAGCGCGCCGCCTGCAGCGCTCGGCATGGCCGGGCAGACACCATCACCAGCAACAGGAGGCAGAGCATGCCCCGGAAGATCGTGACCTTCATCAAGGCGCATGGGCGCTACAACGCCGGCGAGGTGGCCGGCTTCGACGAGCACATCGCCGACCGGATGATCGAGGCGAAGGTGGCCAAGTCCTCGACCAAGGCGGAGCGGGAGCGCGGCGCCGCCAAGCCGCTCGTGATCCTGCCCGCCGCCGACGACGAGGACGTGCTGGCCGTGACCGGCGGTCCCGATCCGGCGCCGCAGGGGCCGGGCGCGGGGGCGCAGGCGAGCGACGAGGCGCGGGTGCTCGGCAAGGATGACGCCGAGACCAAGCGCACCACCGCGCCCGAGACCACGACCGCGCCGGCCACGCCCGGCGAGCCGCCGAAGCAAGGCAAGAAGCCGGCCTGATGGAGGTCCTGACCCGACCGGCGGCGGTGGTGGAGGCGGAGGCCTTCTTCGCCGCCGTCCACCTCGCCGACCCTGACGAGAGCGACGCCGCCGTGGTGCGCGATACCCTTGCCGCGGCGGCCGAGCTGATCGGCTCGGCGGCCAACCGGCCGCTCGGCGAGCATCGGGTCATCTTCAGCGTGCCGGCGCGCAGCGGGACCTGGTGGTTTCCCTGCGCGCCGGTCCTGGGGATCAACGAGGTCACCATCCAGCGCGCGGACGGGGCATGGGTGCCCTTCGCCAACTGGCGGCTGCTCGATGACTTCTCCGAGCCGCGGCTGCGGATCGGGGCGACCGGGCAGAGGGCGGATGCCCTTCTGCAGGTCAACGCCCGCGTCGGCTACGACGACGGCACCGTGCCTCCCTCGCTCAAGCAGGCCGTGATCCTGCTGGCGAAGGACTGGTACGAGGCCGGCATCGCGGTCGAGGCGCGGGACGAGACGGCGCTGGCCTTCGGGGTCAAAGCCCTGATCCGCAAGCACCGTTACCTCCGCCCGCGGGAGTGGGCCTGATGGCCGGCGGGCGCATGGCCGATCGGGTGCGCTTCCAGCGGCAGCGCGTGATCACTGACGACTACGGGAACGCACGCGGCGAGTGGGAGGCCCTCGCGCATGCCTGGGCCGACATCCGCGAGACGCCCGGCCGCGAGGCGGTGCTGGCGGGGCGCGTCTCCTCGCCGCGGACTGCGACGATCCGGGTGCGCTCGACGGCGACGATGCGGGCGGTGACGCCGGCCGACCGCCTGACCGCTCGCGGCCGGACCTGGAACATCCTCGGCGCAGGCCAGGCGCCCGGCAACGGCGACTTGATCGAGTTTCTCTGCGAAGAGGTGACGGGGTGAAATACGTTCGAGGGGCCGACAAGCTTGGCGCCCGCCTGCGGCGCATGCCGCGCGAGGTGCAGCGCGAGGTCGATGCGGCCAACGCGAAGTCGGCGCAGGAGCTGGCGCGGATCGCGCGCGTCCTGCATCCCGGCAAGGGCGAGCATAAGGCCGACATCACGGTCACGCCGCAGGACGACGGCCACCTGGTGGACTTCGGCGCCAAGGCAAAGGTGACGGAAGGCGACCGCGGCCCGCGCGCCTTCGTGAACCCGGCCCTCAAGGTCTCCCGCAAGCGCCATCGGAACCGGGCGAAGCGGGCGATGAAGAAGGCGGTTGCGCGGGTGTTCACCGGTGGCTGACGATCCCGCCACCGCACTGCAGCGCGGCCTCGTGATGGCGCTGCGCCGCGATCCGACCGTCTCCGCATTGGTCGGCGAGCGGGTCTACGACGAGCCGCCCTCGGACGTCGCCTTCCCCTACCTGCGTCTCGGCAGCATCGACCTCGGGCCGCTGCGCAGCGACGGCGCGAAGGCTTGGGACGTCGCCTTCTCGATCGAAGCGCACTCACGGCCGGATGCCGGACGGGTCGAGGCCTCGCGCATAGCCGGCGCCGTCATCGCCTGCCTCGACGAGCGGGCGGAGGCGGTCCCGGTCGAGGGACTGTCGCTTCGCTGGGTGCAGTTCGTCACCTCGACCGCCGCCCGCGCGCCGGACGGCAAGAGCTACGTCGCCCCCGCCGCCTTCCAGGCGGTGCTCGGCACCTGATGCCCCATCGCCCTTGGGCAAGGCTTCATCTTTGAAAGGACCTCGACATGGCTGGTAAACAGCTTGGCCGCCTGCTGCTCGTGAAGATCGCCACCGGGAGCAGCGCCTACGCGACCCTCTGCGGTCTCACCACCAAGACCGTCACCGTCAACAACAACGAGATCGACGTCACGACCGCCGATTGTGACGAGCCGGGCGGGCCGCTCTGGACCGAGGTGCTGAGCGGCACGAAGCGGGTCTCGGTCTCCGGCAATGGCCTCTTCGAGGACAGCGCGGCGGAGAAGAAGCTCATCGACCTGGCGATGGCGGCCGACAGTATCGCGCAGTTCCAGATCATCCTGCCCGACTTCGGCACCTTCACCGGCAGCTTCCACCTCGCGAGCCAAGAGTATGGCGGCGAGCAGGAGGGCGGCATGACCTACAGCCTGACGCTGAACAGCTCCGGCCCGGTCGAGTGGGCGCCGGAAGCGGCAACCTGATCCGATGGCGATCCAGACTACATCGCCCGTCCTCGAGGAGGAGATCGGCGGGCAACCCCGCCGGCTCCTCCTGCGCAACGGCGAGATCGAGCGCTTCGAGGTGCAATACGCGCCCTTCGGCATCTTCGCGTTCTGGGATCAGCTCTACGGCCACGGCGGCGCACCGCAGGTGCGCCACGTCCGGGACCTGATCGCGCTCGGGCTGGTCGGTGGCGGCATGAGCGACCGCATGGCCGACGAGACCGTCGCAGCGCTGGGGCCGGATCAGAACCCGCGCCTGCGCGAGATCGCGCAGCGGCTGCTCGGCGTCACCTTCTACCCGGAGGCGCTGACCCGGGCGGATAAAAAAAAAGAGGGTGGATCGCGCGTCGGGCGCAAGGCGGCGACGGGCGCTACGGCGCCGAAGCCCGCATCCGGAACCTCTGCGGCGTGATGGGCCGTCTGCCGGCGGAGATGCGGGCGCTGACGCCGGCGGAGACGGCGCTGCTGGTGACGGCTTGGAACGAGGCGCAGGGCGAGGGCCCGCTGCCAGCGGCGCCCACGGCCGCGCAAATGGACGATCTGAAGCGGCGGTATCCTGATGGCTGACGAAGAGACACAGCGGATTGCCATCCTGCTGCAGGCGCGGGACCGCGACTTTCACCGGGCGATGGACCGCAACAACAAGCTGATCGCGCGGTTCGGCAAGCAGGCCGATCGCGACGTCAGTCGGGCCAGCCGCGCGATCGACAGCAACCTGTCGAAGATCAGCAACTCGATCGGAGGCCTCGCCAAGGGCGCCGTGGCAGGTGTGTTCGCCGGCGCTCTTGCGGCGGTCACCACACAGCTACGCGCCACGGTAAGCGGGATCGCTGCGATCGGGGACGAGGCGCGGCGGGCCGGCCTCGACCTCGACCGCTTCCAGGAGCTGAAGTTCGTCGCCAAACAGAACCGCATCGGTGTCGACAGCCTGGTCGACGGGATGAAGGAGCTGCAGCTTCGCGCCGACGAATTCATCACCACGGGCACCGGGGCCGGTGCGGATGCCTTCGCGCGTCTGGGGCTGGGCGCCGAGTACCTGAAGCGGCGCCTCGAGGACCCGTCCGAGCTGATGCTCGAGATCGTCGACCGCCTCGAAGGCATGGACAGGGCGGCCCGCATCCGGATCGCCGACGAAGTCTTCGGCGGCACCGGCGGCGAGCGCTTCGTCGAGCTGATCGACCAGGGCGACGAGGGGCTGCGGCGCACGATCGAGCGGGCGCACGAGGTCGGCGCCGTGATGGACCAGGAGATGATCGAGAAGGCGGCGGAGCTGGATCGCCGCTTCTCGGAGATCGCCGCGAGCCTCGGCGCCATGTTCAAGACGATCACGGTCGAGGGGGTGAGTGCTGTCGCTGACTTCGGGGACGCCCTCGAGGAGCGCCGGGACGAAGCCGAGGAGATCATCGACCTCTATCAGCGGCTGAGGGACGCCGCCGACCAGCCGCTCGGCAACGGCTCGATCGAGAACGCGGGGTCGCAAGAGTTGATCGATGCCGCCGAGAACGCCTACATGCTGAACGTTCAGTACGGCATTCTGGCCGATCGAGCTGAGCTGGTCGCTGAGGCGCTACGAGGGCAGGCAGGCGCTCTGAGAGAGGCTGGCTACGGCGAGCAAGCTACGAACCTGCACCGCATCGCCGGTGAATTGGTCGCCGTCTCCGCAGGCTTGCGCGAGGGCGGGCCAGAAGCTCAGGAGATGGCTGAGCGGCTGACGGACGTGCAGGGCGAGGCAGCGTCTGCGGTCGATGCGCTTCAGGGGATCGACGGCGTCAACTTTTTCCAGGTTGGCCTGGCTCTGCAGGGGCTGGTCGGACAGCTCGCTGCCGTCGCGCAGCAAGCCGTGTCTACGAATGCCGCTGTCGCAGCGCTGCCTTCCGTTCCGGTGCCATTTGATGCGCGGCGGGTCAGCTCCTACGAGGACCGGCTGGAGCCGCAGCTTGCTCCCGAGCCGCAGGTTCCGGCCACGCGACCGCAGGCCCGCCAGGCGATCACGCTGCCCCCGATCATCGCGGACGGCGGTGGTGGCAGCGGCGGCGGCTCTCGGGGCTCCGGCTCCGGCGGCGGGGGTGGCGGGGGCTCGGCCGAGAAGAGCGACTACCAGCGCGAGCTGGAGGCGACCCGCGAGAGCATCGCCAAGCTCGAGGCCGAGGCCGTCGAGCTGGTCGCCGTGGCCGAGAGCGGCCGGGAGGTCGGCGATGCCCTGGCCTATGCCCGCAAGCGCGCCGAGCTGCTCTATGCCGCGCAGGCCTCCGGCCAGGAGATCACGCCCGCCCTGCGCGCCGAGATCGACGCGCTGGCCGAATCCTACAGCTCCGCCGGCGACGCCGCGGATGCTGCCGCCGATCGGCTGGACCGGATCAACGAGAACGCGCAGCGCGGCGCCGATGCCATGACCGACCTCTTCGGCGGGATCATCGACGGCTCGACATCGGCGCGCGACGCGCTGGGGCAGCTCCTCCTGCAGCTTGCAAAGGTACAGATGCAGAGGGCGGCGACCTCGGCCGCCGGCGGGGGCGGTGCGGCTGGTGCGATCTTCGGGTCCATCGGCTCCGCCCTCAGCGGCCGGCGAGCGACCGGCGGCGCGGTGCAGGCGGGCCAGCCATACCTCATCAACGAGAACACGCCGCGCAGCGAGGTCATGGTCCCCTCGCAATCGGGTGCCGTGCTGAACGTGCCGCAGGCGCAGGCGGCCCTGCGGGGCGCGGCCGGAGGCCAGGGCGGGCAGAGCGGCACGGTCGAGCTGGTGCTGCGCGCTGCTGACGGCGTGACGGTCGAGACCGTCCAGAACACCGCCGGGGCGATGATCCGGCAGAATAACGCGCAGCGCGACGCCGCCTTCAACGGCCGGGCTCGCCGCGCGGTCCAGAACCCGCACGAGGACTGATCCGATGGCGCTGACCTTCCCGCTCGATCTGCCGGCGCTCTTCGACGACCTGGCCGGTCTCTGGATCGAGACGCAGTTCGATCTGTCGGAGGCGGTCGAGACCAACGAGACCGGCGGCGGCGAGATCATCCGGGCCGACATCGGCCCGCGCCTCTGGAGCGGGTCAGTGACGATCGTTGCGCAGCGCCATTCGCTGGCCGAGCGGCTGCTGTCCCGGCTTCGGGTGCTGCAGGACGCGCGCGCCTCGTTTCTGGCATCGCCGGTCCACATGGACCCGGCCCCGGACGACAAGGCGGCCCAGATCCTGACCATGCGGGGCGGGCGAGAGCTGCGCCTCTCCGGGCTCGCCGCCGGCACCGTGCTGCACCGGGGCCGGTTCCTTTCCTTCACCTATGGCTCCGGACCCTCGAGGCGGGCGCTGCATCAGCTGGTGGAGCCGGCGGTGGCCGATGGCGGCGGCGCGACCGGCTGGTTCGAGGTGACGCCAGCCCTGCGGCCGGGCGTTGCCGCGGGCCTCGCCGTGGCCCTGCGCGCCCCTGTCTGCAAGGCGGTGATGCTGCCCGGCAGCCTCAGCCGCGCAACGCACCGCGCCATCGTCACTGACGCGGTGACCTTCGACTGGAGGCAGACCCTGCGATGACCCTCGCCTTCTGGCCCGCCGCCGCACAGGCGCACCTCGCCGCGCGCAAGGCCATCGCGCCGCGCCGGCTGCTCTGGCTCAAGATCAAGACGCTGGCGGGCGCGCCCTTCTCGGTCGGCTTCTGGACCGGGGACCAGGACGATACATTCGTCGTCGAGGGCGAGAGCCGGACCTACTACGGCGCCCAGGGCGGCCTGGCGTTGCCCGAGGCTCGTTCGAAGGTCGGCACCGGCATCCGCAGCAGCGAGGCCAAGCTGATGGTGACGCCCGAGGCCGAAGCGGTCTTGCGCGGCTACAATACGCGGTTCGGCACGGCGGAGGTGCACACCGCGCTCTATGACCCCGAGGGCGAGGTGCTGCTCGGCATCCGCCGCGACCTACGGGTCTCGATTGATGGCTCGCCGATCTCGACGCCGGCCATCGACGGGGGCGATGCCTCCATGGGGCTGAGGCTCGTCTCCAGTGCCCGCCGGGGCACCCTGACGCGCAACGGCAAGAAGAGCGACCAGTCGCAGCAGGAACGGCATCCGGGCGATCGCTTCCGGCGGTTCGGAGACCTGGGCGACACGGCCTCCGACGCCTGGGGGAAACGCTGATGGAGCGGCTGACGGACTGGCGGCCGCGACTTGCGGCGATGATCGAGGACGCGCGGCAGAGGCCCTTCGCCTATGGCCGCTGGGACTGCGCGCTCTTCGCCGCGGCGGCGATCGAGGCGATGACAGGCACCGACCTTGCCCGCGGCTTCCGCGGCTACCGCAGCCGGGCCGCAGGCCTGCGCGCGGCGCGGGCCAAGGGCTTTGAAGATCACGTCGGCCGCTTCGCCGATGTGCTGCCCGAGATCGCGCCGGTCGTAGCCGGGGCAGGGGACCTGGCCGTCCTCGAGAATACCGCCCTCGGCATCGTCCAGGGGCGGCTGATCTATGTGCCGGGCGCCGATGGGCTTGCCATGGCCGACCGCGCCACCATGACACGAGCGTTCCGCGTATGACCTTCGTCCTGATCCTGCTGGCCCTGCTGCTGAGCCCGGCGCCGGCCGCGGCCGATCCGGCCTCGGCGATCATCACCGCCTTCAGCCTCACGGGCTTCGCCGCCGCTGCGGTTCAGGTGGGGGTCGGCATCGGCATGTCGATGCTTGGCAATGCCCTGCAGCGGAAGGCGGCGAACAGCACCTCGGCCCCGGGCATCCGGACGCAGGTCTCGACGAAGGGCGGCACGACGCCGCAGTCCTTCATCCTCGGCACCTACGCCACACGGGGCAATCTGGTGGCGCCGTTCTATGCGACCGGCCATGCTGACAAGCTCGACAACGCCTACCGCTACGCCGTCTACGACGTCGGCGACCTGCCGGTGACGGCGCTTCGCCGGGTCTGGGTCAACGGCGACAGCTTCACCCCAGGCGACACTCTGCTCGGCGACCTGACTTCGGGCGAGGGTGCCCAGCCGGACCTTGACAGCCGCCCCGAATATGCTGGCAAGAACAACATTCTGACGAGTTTCGACCTTCCCGAGTTGCGCGTCTGGTTCTACCGCGGCACGCAGACCGCCGCCTCGCCGGTGCTCGTCGACCGCTTCAAGACCCACAAGGAGCGGCCCTGGACCGCCGACATGATCGGCCGGAACATCCCGTATGCCATCCTCGCCTACGAGGTGGACGATGATCTCTGGGCGGGTCAGCCGGAGCCGCTCTTCGAGATCGACGGCATCCCGCTTTACGATCCGCGCACCGGCACCGTGGCCTTTACCCGCAACCCGGCGGTGATGATCTGGAACCTGCTGCGCGGCATCGCCCTGCCGGGCGGGGGCACCTATGGCCTTGGGGTGCCCGAAGCCGATCTGCCGGCCGAGGTCTGGCATGCTGCGATGGATGCCTGCGACCAGGTCGTTGACGGCGCCCCGCGCTACCGGGCCGGCTACGAGGTCCACATGGCCACGCCCGAGGATGGCGGCGAGACGCCCCTCGATGTGATCGCCGAGCTGTCGACGACCTGCGCGGCCGAGGTGGCCGAGGTCGGCGGGTCCTGGATCATCCGGGTTGGCGAGCCGGGCCTTCCCGTCGCCTCGATCACCGACGAGGACATCCTGCGCAGCAAGCCGCAGGACCTCGATCCCTTCCGCGGCATGGCCGAGACCGTCAACGCTGTCCGCGCAACCTTCCCCGATCCCGCGCAGCAGTGGAACGCCAGCGAGGCGCCGCCGCGCTTTGACCTCGAGGCCGAGGCGGAGGACGGGCCGCGGCTGGTCGGCAGTCTCGACCTGGGCGCTTGCCCGTACCCGGACCAGGTGCAGCGCCTCATGGCCATGTGGCTCAAGGACGCCCGCCGCCAGCGCCGTCACACGATCACGCTGCCGCCCGAGTTCGGCTACCTTGTGCCGCTCGACACGATCACCTGGAGCAGCGCGCGCAACCTCTATGGCGCCAAGCTCTTCGAGATCGCCGAGGTGGCCCATGATCCGCAGACGCTGTGCGTGACGCTGGCGCTGCGGGAGGTCGATCCCGCGGACTACGATCCGAACATCACGCTGAAGCCGGCGGCGCCGCCCTCCTCGGAGGTGCGCCGTACCGCGCCGGTGGTGCTGCCGGGGCTCGTCGTCGATGCCGTGACCATCAAGGATCAGGCGGGGCGTAACCGGCGCCCCGGCATCCGCATCCGGTGGAGCGTGCCGCAGCCGGGGATCAAGTCGGTGCAGTACCGCTGGCGCGTCGCGCCGGACCAGATCATCGACAACGGTTCGACCGATGTGGTCGGCGCCGGCCAGACCCTGATCGACGGCCTGCTGCCCGATACCGAATACCTGGTGCAGGTTGGCGCGGCTAAGCGGGCAGTTGCCTGGTCCGGCTGGATCTCGGTGCGCACCGCCGCCGTGTTCCTGGAAGAGCGCGACCTCGCGACCACGATCCGGGAGAAGATCGACCTCGGGGCGGCGGGCGCTGTCGAGGCGCAGGCGCAATACGAGACGCTGCGGGACGATCTCGACGACGGCATGGAGGCCGCGCTCGCAGCGGCAGCGGCGGCCCGGCAGGAAGCCGAGAGCGCCAACTCGCAGGCGATCGTCGCCTATAACCGATCCGAGCAATCCGTCAGCACGGCGGCGCGGGGCGATACGCTGCTGCGGTCGCAGTTCATGCAGGCGGGCACGTACCAGGTCTACACCGACGTCGCCGGGCAGGTGACCGCCGCTGCGAATGCGGTCTATCCGATCGGTCAGACCCTGACGACGCGCAGCGCGGGCGGCAGCTACAGCGCGATCTTCTACGACAGCGACAGCGACGACTGGATCGGTCCCTCGGACCTCGACTACATCCGCGTCGAGATCGACTTCAGCCTCGTCAGCGGCAACCGCCACGGCAGCGGCGTCACGGTCATATGGACCACCACCGACGGCGACTTCGCGCCCTCGATCAGCTTCCTCTCCAAGGCGCAGCGGAAGGGGGCGCGCTACTTCTACAGCGCGGTCTTCAAGAAGCCCAAGGGCATCACCGGCACCTTCATCCGAAACCGGGTGTCGGTGCGGAACGGCTCTTCGGCCTTCGGAGAGGAGGTGCTGGATTCTGGCATCGCGCTGCACCGGGTCTCCGTCTTCACAGTGACCGACGAGGAGGTGGGGAACGGGCTGGTGAATGAGACGTTCACGGCTCACCTGCAGGAAAGCTACCTCACGAAGGTGGACACCGAGGGGGCGCTGAGCGCCATCCGCAGGGACCTCGGCACGGAGATCGACGACAAGGTCGGGGGCCTCGCCGCCAATATCTCCGAAGAGTACATCACTACGCAGAACAGCGAACTTGCGCTTGCTGGCCTGAAGCGCGAGATCAACGGCACTGTCGACGGTGTGCGCAACCGGGTCTCCACGACCGAGACAGCCATCGCGGACATCGACGGCGCCCTGAAGGCCGGGGTGATGTTCAGGGCGCAGTCGGGGGGCGAGGTGTCCCTTCTGGACCTGATGACGGCCCACGACCCGAACGGCAAATCCTACTCGGTTGCGAAGCTGTCGGCGGGGGACATCCTGCTCGGCGGCACGGTCTACTCGCGGCAGATGGTCATCACCGATCAGACCAACTACCTCGCCGGCTGCGACTTCGAGGAGATCGACGCGATCCCCTTCGACCTGGCGGGCAATGACCGCGCCTTCTGGGCCGCGGACTTCGTGCACAACGGCACCCACTCGCTGAAGATGCTGGGCGGTGCGCGCCTGTACCCGGCCGCGCATATCACCTGCAGCCCCGGCAACCGGTTCCGCCTGGTCTTCTGGGCGCGGCTGTCGTCCAACTTCGACGGTGGGGCCAACACGAAGGTCCGCTTCGGCGATCAGAATGGCAACCTGATCGCGGAGGTGGTCTTCGGCAATGGCCCGAAGGCAACCTGGTTCCGGCGCGAGTTCGAGCTGATCATCCCGGCGGGCGTTTCCAAGCTGCAGGTGGCCTTCTGGGCTGACGGCACCTCCGGCGCCGCCTGGCTCGACGAGATGGAGCTGCGCCGGATGACCGGCGGCGAGCTGCTCGTCGCGGGAACGCTGACGGCCGAGCTATTCGACGTGCTGAGCATGAACGTCGCTGGTCTCGCCGTCTTCGGCGGCGAGCTGAAGTCGAGCAACTTCCTCTCGGGAGTGCGGGGCTGGCGCATCGGTGCCGGCGGCAACGCCGAGTTCAACAAGCTGATCGTTCGCAACTCCATGACGCAGGGCGCCGTGTCGGACTATCTGGGCGAGACCCACCCGACCGTGATCACTTCGACGGGAGAAGGGGCGGCGACCATCTGGACGAGCCAAGTGTACGGACCCACGGACGATGGGTACGTCTACACGGCGCAGATCCTGTACGAGTCGCGAGAGGACTATCCGATCTCCCCTGATGAGCTGGTGCAGTACCGCCGCCGCCGCCCGGGTGCTGACTGGAGCAATTGGGTCGATATACGGCGTGAATCTCCCTCCTCTCTTTGGACGAAAGCCGGGTGCGTGGAGGTGATAGGGGAGCCGCTGGACGGCTGGCAGTTCCGGATCGTCGCGCAGCACCCGAACAACGCCAGCACGTCCTACCCCGGCAACGTTTTCCAGTTTCGGAACATACGGCTGACCATCAGTTCGGTGAGGGTGTGATGGAACGGATCGCCTATGTCGTCATGGATGGCGAGCATATCGCCCAGTCGGGGATCGGCCCTGTGCCGCCCGAGGGCTGGGAGCCTGCACCGCCCGAGGCGGAGCCGCTGGAGATCGACGCCTGGTGGCGCCCCGGCGGCGTTTGGGAGCGCCGCCCGACCTTTGCGGACCCGATCCAGGGCGAGGCCGACGACGGTGCCCTGGTATTGCACTGGGAGGGCCTGCCGGCCGGTGCCGCCGCAGAGGTCGACGACCTGAGCGCAGCCTACCAGATCGGCTGGTTCGTCGCCGATGCGGGCGGCTCAATCTTGCTCGAGATCACAGAGCCTGCGCGCTACCGCGTCACGCTGATAGGGCCGCGGGAGTATATCGCCAGATCGTGGGGGGTCAGCCATGAGGGTTGAACGGGATGCAGCGCGCGTCGCCGCTGCGGAAGCGCGCGCTGCCGTCGCGCGGCAGGAAGGACGCCGGGTCATCGTGAACGACGAGTGCCGCCGCCGCATCGTCGCCGTGGTCGATGAAGCCGCACAGCTGAACCTGGCCGGCGCTGCGGCCGGCGACCTTCTGACGGCCTCGCAGGTCATCGTCTACAAGGCCGGCCTCGCCTGGATTACCGCCATGCGCGGTGTTGCCGAGGCCATGAAAGAGCCGGGCGACAATCGCGACCCCAGCGATGACGCGCACTGGCCCGCCCCCTCGGCCGAGGTGGTCGCGCTCGCGGGGGCCTTCTGATGAGCGCCTACACCGCCGCCGCCGCCTGGTACGAGCTCGCCGAAGGGCTGCGCTACCGCGTCACCGTGCCACTGCGCTGGGAGATCGGCCGCGAGGGTGGGCCGGCTGTGACTGTGCCGCCGGGCTTCGTCTTCGACGTGTCGGTGCCGCGCGGCCTGCGCTGGATCGTGAGCCCGCGCGATGCCCGCTACCTCAAGGCCGCGGCGCTGCACGACTGGCTCCTCGAGGACGGCTGGGCCCGGGTCACCGCGGCAGCAGTATTCAACGAGGCGCTGGCCGCGGACGGGGTAGGGCGCCTGCGCCGGCTGGCGATGTGGCTGGCCGTCAGCCTTTGGAGGTGGAGCTGATGAACGATTGGATTGCCGGCCTGCTGAGCCGACTGCCGGACAACATGATCGCCCTGATCATCTCCGGCGCCGGCGGCGCCTTCGTGCGCTCGGTCTTCGCGGCCGAGGCGCATTGGAAGCGCCGGGCCGTGGAGGGGTCGGCCGGCGCCGTCTCGGCGATCTTCCTCGGCGGCGTGCTGGGCCATGTCATCGACGCCACCACCGGCGCCGGCGTCTATGCCTACCTCGCCGGCGGGTTCCTGATGGGCGAAGGCGGCATCACCGCCGTTCGGGCCCTGCGCAACCGTGTGCTTCCTCTGGAGGGTAAATGAATGACCGGCACGATCCTGATCCTGCACAACGTCACCTCGGTCCTCGCCATCGTCCTGTGCTGGTGGACGGCCCACCAGTTCGCGGTCTCGACGCCGCCGGGCAAGTTCATCGCCGCCACGCTCGGCGTGATCGGCATGTCGATCCTGGTCACTATGTTCGGTCGCAACTTCTCCGGCGCCTCCGAGGCGATGATCGTCGTCTCGAAGGGCGGGCTGGCGCTGTTCCTGGTCGGCCTCGCGATCCGCAATCACCGGCTCGGCAAGGACGATCCTGATCACCCGGGCCTCTATGACAGCCCGAGCTGGCGCCACCGCGCTGCCAATGCGGAGGCCAAGGTGCAGGCGCTCGCCCGGGCGGTGCAGAGCCCGGACCCGCAGCTTGCCAAGACCATGGCCGAAACCCTCAAAGCGCCGCGCCCCAAGCGGTAGCCGCTCGGCAGGCATCCCCCTTCGGGGGGCCGAAGGGCTGCAACCCTTCGACACGGGGCCATCGTGTGACTGCGACCCCGCCGACCTCGCATAGCTTCAGGCCGCCCCCTTCCCCACGTGAGGAGCGGCTCAATTGGAGCGATTCTACCCGACATGCAAACCGATATGTTCACGCTGTGTTCGACGGTCGAGCCGGTGGCTCCCTGGTTGGGCGGAAAGCGCAACCTGGCGCGCCGCCTGGTCTCGATGATCGACCAGATCCCGCACACCCTATACGCCGAGCCGTTCATCGGCATGGGCGGCATCTTCCTGCGCCGTCGGTCCCGGCCGCGGGCGGAGGTCATCAACGACATCAGCCGCGATATCGCTACGCTGTTCCGCATCCTGCAGCGGCACTATCCGCAGTTCCTCGAGGTGCTGCGGTTCCAGCTCACGACACGGGCGGAGTTCGAACGGCTGACGCGGGTCGATCCGACGACGCTCACGGACCTCGAGCGGGCCGCGCGATTCCTCTACCTGCAGCGCACCGCCTTCGGCGGGAAGGCGACGGGCCGGTCCTTCGGCATCGCCCGCGAACAGCCTGCACGGTTCAACCTGACGACGCTCGAACCGATGCTCGAGGACGTCCATGCCCGGCTGTCGGGTGTGCTGATCGAATGCCTGCCCTGGGCCGAGCTGCTGGAGCGCTATGACGGCGAAGGGGCGCTGTTCTACCTCGACCCGCCGTACTGGGGCGGCGAGGACGACTACGGCAAGGCGATCTTCGCGCGGGACGATTTCGCGAAGATCGCGGAAGCCCTGCGCGGCCTCAAGGGCCGCTTCATCCTCTCGATCAACGATGTCCCGGAGATCCGGGAGGTCTTTGCCGGCTTCGAGATGGAGGCGGTGCAGACCACCTACACGATTGCCAAGGGCGAGGCGCAGACAGAGCGCGCCGAGCTGATCATCCACGGCTGACCTGACTGTCTCAGCAGCTCCGGGCGCTTCCGACACATCGTCGGCGGCGCCCTTTTTCATGCGCAAAGGAGGCGCACCCATGACCGACCTCGAGTTCGACCGCTTCGACCGAGCCTTGCCGCTGATCCTCGCGCACGAGGGCGGCTACGTGAACGACCCGGCCGACCCCGGCGGCGCCACGAACAAGGGCATCACACAGAACACCTACACCGCCTGGCTGCGGATGCGGGACCGGCCCAGCCGGGACGTCCGCGCCATCAGCGATGCCGAGGTCGCGGCCATCTACCGGGAGCAATACTGGAACGTCGTGCAGGCCGATCGCCTGCCGGTGGGGCTGGCCTACTGCGTCTTCGACGCGGCGGTGAACAGCGGCCCGGCTCGCGCCGCGCGCTGGCTGCAGGAGGCGCTCGGCTTCAAGGGGCGCGAGGTCGACGGGGTGATCGGCGAGGTGACGCTCTCGGCCGCCAACGCCAGCCGCTCCAGCGAGGCATTGATCCGCGGCTTTTGCGACCGGCGCATGGCCTTCCTGCGACGGCTCAAGCATTGGCCCCGGTTCGGCCGAGGCTGGACCCGCCGCGTCGGCGAGGTGCGCGCGCAGGCTGTTGCCTGGGCCTCGATCGGCGAGCAGGCCGTCATCAAGCCGCAGCGCCAGGCCCCGGCCAACGAGAGCGCCAAGGGCATCGGCGAGGAGCGCGTCACCGCCTCGATCACGGACGCCCTGCAGAACCCTGCCGCGCTGACCGGCGCCGGCAGCGTGCTCGCCGGCGTGGCCACCGCGGCGCAGGGCGACGGGCCGGTGCAGTTCGCCTTCGCGGCCGTCCTGGTCATCGTGGCGATCGGGGCGATGGTCTACCTGCTGCGCCGGGCTCGGGCGTGAGCCCGCGCCTGATCCTCGCCTGCGCCCTCTTCGCCGGCGTCATCGCCGCGGCCGCGGCCCTATACCTCGCGGGCCGCGGCGACGCCGAGCGCAGCCGCGCCCTCGAGGACGCAACCGCTTACCGCCAGACCAGAGAAAGGATCGACGATGCGCTGCAGCACCCTCCTGCTGACGATGACGCTGTGCTCGAGCGGCTGCGACGTCACGCCGGCCAATGACGCCGCCGTGCGGGATGCCTCGGCCGAGCTGCGCCGCGCCCATGCCGGCGCGCTCTTAGACGACGGCGGGCCGCATAGCCGCCGCACGGGGGAGGCGCTGCTGACGGCGCTGTCCTGCGGCTGGGGCGAAACCCTCTGCGGTGGCGCCTCGGTGTTCAGGGCGTGGGTCGGGGGGAGGGCGGCTGAATGATTTGGTCCATCACTGCCCGCTCCGGCTACGTCGGGCTCCTAGGCGACCCGCGGGTCGACTTCAACGAGACCACCGGCTTCCATATCGGCAGCCTCAACGTCATCACGAGGGGGTAGGAAGATGCTACAGCAGATGGAAAAGATCGCGATCCTGGCCTCTCACATGCCCTTGGCACGAGCTGAAGCAGCGGTGTTTATCGCTTTGGCAGAGCGGCGCCCTTACTTCGTGCCCATGGAGGTGCTCATCGACAATATGGTGAGCGACGTGTCCGCAGACCCGAACGGTGCGATCCGCTCCAGCATCAAGCGCATGCGCAAGGTCTTGCCCGAGGGGATGGAGGTCGAATGCCGTTCCTGCATCGGCTACCGCCTCAAGACTCCAGAAGGCTGGGAGGTGCCGTGGAAGGGGATGAAGTCCTATTTAGATCAGGCGATTGCCTGAACCGTGCAGGCCTTTGGAGCTCTGCAAGTCTGCACTTGAGGGCGCCGGCCGAAAGGCTTGCGGCCTCTGGAATATTTGCGCTACGTTCCGCTCTTGTTCTCGCTAGAGGTGCGTCATGATAGTCCGAGTCGCCATCGCCGTTTCTACCGACGGCACCAGCTGCGCCCGCGCCGCGACTGAAGCGCTCGGCGATCACCCGGACGCTCTTGCGGCCGTGCGCGCCGCGATCGAGGGGCAGGGGCGGACCGTGGACCGCGCCGGCTGGCTCGACATCTACACCGAGCACTTGGGCGAGCCGCTGCCGCCGCTGGCATGAGCGAACCGCTCTTCGCGCCGGACTCCACTCATGCCGAGGTGCGATGCTGGCAGTGCGGGCATGAGGTCACGGTCAAGCCGAACGGTCTGCCGGCGGGCATTTCAGGCGCCGAGTTCGAGCGCCGGGCCCGGTGCCAAAAGTGCGGCACCGGCTGGCCGCATGTGAAGGTGTTCCCGGTCACCAGGAGCAAGTGGGGCATGTAGCAACTGAGGACCATGCGGTAGGATGGATGGTCGAACGCGGAGCACAACATCATGAGGCTGCTGAGATAGCCGCCTACACGAGATCGTCGATTGCCACATCCAGCGCATCGGCCAGCTTCCTCATCGTCTCGACCGAGCCGTTCCGCCGGCCGGCCTCGATGTCGGCAATCTGAACGCGATGCACCGCCGAAGCCTTTGCAAGCCCGGTCTGGGACAGGCCGCGCCATTCACGATGGACAGCCAGGGGGCTTTCCCCTGCGATCATTCGTTTCACAAGGTCGGCCGGCATGCCGGCCTCGGGTTCGCGAAGATGGGCAGCAACCGCCGCGTTGTCTTCCGCGTCCTCAGCGAGCGCAACAAGCCGGTCATACTCGGCCCGTTCGATTGTAATCATTTCGGTCATGGCCTCTCCTCTCAGTAGGCCCCGCCGCGCGGGGCGATCTTGATGATTTCGATCACCGTTCCGTCGATCATGATGACCCGCCAGTCACCGACCCGCAGACGGATGGCGTCCTGCCCCTGCAGCGCCTTGACATTGTTCGCCTGCGCCGCCGGGTCTGTCGCGTAGGCCTCGATCTTGACGATGATGCGCTGCGCCGTGTTGGCAGGCATCCTGCGAAGGGTCTTGCGAGCGGCGCCGGTGAAGGTGATCTGTTTCATAGGTCATATGTAGCGCATAGCTACATATAGCACAAGACAGTAGTAGCTCTCAGCTACAAATAACCTTCGTCGCGCTGGCGGTACCGCTGCGCGGCAGCTGGCTGGCCCGGAGAAGCTCGTCACGATCAACCGGGTCGCCGTCGCCGTTATTACCGACGTCACCAGCTGCGCTCGCGCCGCGACCGAGCCACTAGTTGATCACCTAAACGCTCTCGCGGCCGTGCGCGCCGCGATCGAGGGGCAGGGGCGGATCGTGGTCTGCGCCGACTGGCTCGAGATTTACAAAGAGCACCTGGGCGAGCCGCTGCTGCCGCTGGCATGAGCGAACCACTCTTTTCGACGGGCTCCACTCATGCCGCGGGGCGATGCTGGCAGTGCGGGCACGCGGCTACTGTTAAGCGTGGCGAGCTGCCGGGGGTATCTTAGGCCGATTTTTGAGAAGCGGGCGCGGTGCAGCGACTGCGGCACGTCTTGGCCGCACGTGAACGTCCTTCCGGTTCAGAAAAGCCGATGAAGTTCATAGCGGCCGCGGGATGTAGCACGGGAATGTCGAGCCGGCGCACAAAGCGACCGGCCATCGAATTCAGCTTATGCCCTGTAGCCGGTTGAACCAAATATTAAAAGACGTTCCTCATAGTCCTATCCTTCGATCGGCTCTCACTATCGCCACAGTGTGGGTCCGCAGCTTCAACGCACGGCGCGTCACACCAGGATGTCGCCGAGGCGCGCCAAGAGATGAGGAAAAGTACCTATGGAACACGGCAGCGGACGACACCGCCTTATAGGTGACCAGGGTGACGAGGTCATCCAGGGCACAGGCGATGATGAATACATTTCAGGCGGCCAAGGGAACGATACACTCATCGGTGGCGGAGGTGGGGACATCCTGATCGGCGGACGCGGCGACGACCGTCTCGTAGCAATTGCGACTGGTGGAGCTACGGGACTACACGGTCAGGATGGTAACGACACCATCATCGCTCGCAACGAGGGGCCGGGCGTCGTCCATATCCATGGAGGCGAAGGTAACGATCACATTATCGTTGATTTAACCAACAAGAGCGGCTCCTTAGGTGCTCATGTCTATGGCGGTCGTGGCAGTAATCGCTACAGTTTCATAAACACCTCTGCCGTTGATAGCCCGGTAGTGGGTCGCATCGACGACTTCGATTACTCACGTGATGTGATCTACGTCGAAGGAAGGCAAATCGATCTCCAAAATTTGCCTGACGGTTTGAGGATTGTTCACTACTTCAATCAGCAGTGGCTCAGCTTTAATGATAAGGCGCTCTACGCGCTCGAAGGTTCGCGCTACAGTGGTCACGAAGCGCATTTTCGCGAGATGCCAAACAATATATCAGAACTTGAAACTGTTAAGTTTGTAGATCAAAAGAACTTTGTGCCTTCCTATATGTTTAATGAGGCCGATCTAAACGTCATTGTACGGAGTTCCGGCCTGCCGTCGGTCAAAGGGACGGGCTTAAATGACTGGATCTCCGACGAGCTGGTGACGCGCAAGAATGCGAAGGGCGAACTAATCGTCGAAGCCGCGGCGGTAATCGGTGCGGGAGACGGCAATGACGTTGTCGATGCCGGCAAGGGCTCGGACACTGTCTATGGCGGCAATGGCCACGACATGCTGGCAGGGGGGCTAGACCAAGACCTACTGTTTGGTGAAGATGGTGACGATTTTCTTTTCGGCGGCAGTGAAAAGGACCGTCTTCTGGGTGGAAAAGGGATCGACAATTTGTACGGGGGCTTTGGCGCCGATCGCCTTTGGGGCGGACCAGACGATGACCGGCTGAATGGTGACAAAGGCAACGATCGCCTTTTTGGAGGCGATGGTGATGACGCTCTCGCCGGTCAAGACGGACGTGATGAGGTGTACGGCCAAGGCGGAAATGACCGCATCTTCGGAGGGAGTCACGACGACCGGCTAGACGGTGGGCGGGGCAATGACGAAGTTCGCGGTGGCGATGGCAACGATAGTCTCGAAGGCGGCATGGGTAACGATGCGATGTCAGGAGACCATGGCAATGATCGCTTGACTGGGAACACTGGAGATGACCGCCTCTACGGCGCGGTGGGTAATGATGTTCTCGCCGGGCAGAGCGGTAATGACAGGCTGTTCGGCGGGTTTGGTCAAGACGGCCTGTACGGCGGTCACGGCAATGACGTCATTGCAGGAGGGGCTGGAAGGGACGTGCTCCGTGGCGGATTCGGTCACGACATACTGAACGGCGGAGACGGAGAAGATGACCTTGCTGGCGGCGATGGCGACGATCAATTGATTGGCGGTTTCGGCAGTGACCTTCTGGTAGGCGGCCGAGGGAATGATGTGCTGGCCGGGCAAGACGGCGCCGACAAGATCCACGGCCAAGCTGGATCCGACCGCCTTTACGGGGCTAGCGGCGATGATCTTCTCAGTGGAGGCAGCGGTAACGATTATCTCGACGCGGGTGGCGGCGCCGATCTGCTCTTCGGGGGCGCTGGCCAAGACATATTCGCTTTCAAAGCGGGCGACCTGAAGGACTGGAATGTTCTTGAAGGTAACTTTTCGCAAAGGAGTAAGCAGATCGATCGGGTCGCGGACTTCGAGCTCGGCATAGATCGGATAGCCTTTGCTCAGTCGCTCGGCATTCAAAGTTCCGAAGACTTTTCTGCCTGGAAGGTGCGCCTGAACGGTGACCTTCACTTCATGCTTGCGGCCAGCAGTTCAGGTGGTCGCATACTCGTCGATGTAGCCGAGGGAACGTCTTGGCAGTCGTTCGTCGATCCGAGCAATTTCGTCTTTGGTTGAGGCTGCAGTGCCGAGCTGGCATATGAGAGTTGGACACCGACGAGAGAGCACCCAGGCAGCGACCCCTGCTTGTCGAAGCGGAGGTTCGGCATCCATGACTGAAGCCTCCCATCTACGGATGGGTGCCTGCTCTTTGCGCTCCGCAATTGAGGCCATTAAGCCCGACTGACGAAGGGAATTCTCAGGCGGGATACCGCGCTAGGTCAAAAATCTACCTGCAGCCTGTCACTCGGTGCATATTAAGCGTGCAGCGGCTTGAGCCACACGATTTTTTTAAACGACTGACGAACTAAGGTGGTTGTTGACGTGCTCCCCGTAGTGTCCCCGGTTTTTAGTTCGCTCTGTTCAGGGTTTGGTCCTCTACTGACCGTTGGTGATACTCCCACGGGGTGAGCCCGTCGAGGCTCGTGTGGGGGCGGTAATGGTTGTAGTCGTCGCGCCAGGCCGAGATAAGCTCCCGGGCGTGGCGCAGGTTGGCGAACAGGTGCTCGTTGAGGCACTCGTCGCGCAGTCGGCCATTGAAGCTCTCGACGAAGCCGTTCTGCATGGGCTTCCCAGGCGCGATGTAATGCCACTCGACCTTGCGATCCTCCTGCCATTTCAGAATGGCATTCGAGGTCAGCTCCGTGCCGTTGTCGCTGACCACCATGCATGGATAGCCGCGCACCCGAGCGATGCTGTCGAGCTCACGGCCAACGCGCTGCCCTGACAGCGAGGTGTCCACGACCGCGGCCAGGCATTCCCGGCTGTAGTCGTCAATGACGCAGAGCACCCGGAGCCGGCGCCCGTCCGACAGACTGTCTGAGACGAAGTCCAGGGACCATCGCTGGTTCGGCCCCTGCGGGATCGCCATCGGCGCCCTCGTTCCGATCGCGCGCTTGCGACCGCCACGCTTGCGCACTGTCAGGCCTACTTCACGGTAGATCCGGTAGAGTTTCTTCCAGTTCACCTGCCAGCCCTCTCGGCCCAGTAGGAGGTGTGACCTGCCCCCCGGAACGTCCCTCGGTTCAATGTAGAGTTTGCTTCATCCCGAAGGAGCAGACGACATGAGGAAAAGCCGCTTCACCGAGGCGC